GGACAAGGATTCGGACAAGGATTCGGACAAGGATTCGGACAAGGATTCGGACAAGGATTCGGACAAGGATTCGGACAAGGATTCGGACAAGGATTCGGAAGAAGGTGGGGGAGGCGGGGGAAGATCGGAACCAGGAGAACATTCACCGAAGCCATATTTTTCCTTATAAAATTGTTGAAAGTTCTCCGCCGACCCCTTTTCAAAAACAAGCACCGGTTGTTTCATCACCATGAATTTCGAAACCTCACGTGGGATGAGTTTATCTGTGGTGTTCGAACAGAGTCGTATTTCCGGTGTATTCAACCCTTTATTCAATAAAGAAATAGTTTTCCGATATAGCCTCTTTGCTTTATAGATAGCACGTTGGTAAGAATCGATAAAACGCTCATCCGATACAGAAAAGGGGGTTTTGAGTAATACAGGAAACTGTTGGCGTGTCCAGTCAACCACCAATTTTTCATATAACCAATCGAATTTTTTATGTTCTCGAGGAATCCATTTCGCTACATTGGAAATATGATCTCGGGAAAATGCATGTATAGAATACTTCCAGGTATGGAGATCCCGTTTCAATTGCGTATTCATTAGTTTTATACAAACTCCAATAAGAGGATCATCCGACCCATGTGGAGATTGTGTTCGAATATATTGGCATATATATTTGATATCACGCCATGAACCATAGGGTGATGTGCCCAGCACAAAATGACGAATCATACGAACCGCGAGTTTTGGAAAACAGGCATAGAGTTTCCAAACCATCATATAGGCCAAATCATGTTCTCCTTTTCCTTGAATGACATCTCTAGTGTGTGCAATCAGTTTATATAGAATTGGCAACCGTAGGCAGGTTTTGGATAGGGTTTGTAACATAGAAGAAAACTGGGACCCAAGCACCTCCATGGATTCAGAAGACGATTTTCGAGTCAGATGAAAATAAAAGGAGACGACATCTTCCTCAAATTGTTCTGTCATCGATAATTTGGGAAAAGAAGCATCGAACGTATTTGTATCCGAATCCGATCCGATCTTATCCATAGTAGGTAGGTGGTTTGGGTAGACTACCTACTATGATTGTGTTTATACCGTTTTGTCAATACAACGACACCAAAATGCGCTAAATTTACTTGCGCACTTTGCGCGTGGAACGGCTCTTTCTGCAATAACTGCGCTTGGAACCAGACACATAGGAGCAACTTTTGCGGGCGCGTTTGCAGGTGGCTCTCTTTCTGCCTTTGCATGGGGTTTTGATTTTGGCAGCCATCTCTGTCTATATAAAGTCTTGACATAATATTTTTCAGCCACTTATATATAAACACAAATGACCCCGAACACTTTAGCAACAGCAAAAATGCAGTCACCATCTCCGAATACAAATTCACAGTTTTTATTTTCTGGTGGGAGAACACGACAACGTAAACAAAAACCAGAGACAAAGACAGGAACTCGTGGACGTGGCGCATTCCTGAAGAACTGGTCGAAACAGCAACCGGGGTATCATGATCGAACGGTCATGTTACAACGATGTGGTAAAAAATGTTTTCTTGGCCCACGCAAAACATTTCCGATATGTCGGCGAAACACATGTAAAATAAGTAAAAAGGGGCTATATGCGGCATATATACGCGCAAGAGAGTATATGACAATAAAAAAGAGGCCGAAGTATAGGCGAATTTCACAAAAAGCACGCCATTTATTATCGATGTATAGACCCAAATAAAACTTGACCTATTTGGAGTCCGTAGGAACCACAGAAATCTTGGGAAGGTTTTTCCGAGTAGCCCGTGATGAGAAGACGGGCCTTGTGAGTGGTTTTTCGGCCGGCACTTCAATGCGGACCTTTTTTGTTGTTTTATGTAAAACATGTTCGCGGGGTTCCGTAGATTTTAGGATCGATTTTAACGTATGTTTATGAGAAGTTTTGGGGACTTCTTCGAAGATAAAAAAGATGGAATTGATCGAATGAAAAATAAAAATAGAGGGGTCAATTCGGATTTCATCTACAATGGGGAGAACCTTGAAAAAACCCTTCGAAATTTCACCAGAATCATCTTGTTTCGCATAATATTGAATATGTTCTGGTTCAAGTGGAACATGGAAGGTCAATAGATCGACGAATTTATATTTGGAACAAGGGGTGGATATTTTTCGATGGTGAATAATACGTAAGAGGGTCTCCTTGGATAAGACCGCCGAGTTTTCTGGAAACTCATGGTTTTCCGAGACAACTTTTTCAATGTACTGATTTTGGTTGATATATATAAAATAGAGAGAGATCGCTGACATAGGCTCGCGAGAATAAAGGTTTTGTATGTTTTGAATGCGTTCTTCTTCTTGGATCCAAGAAGTATCTAAACCGTTCTCATCCGATTCTTCATAGAACTCTAGATTTATGTTATTTGATTCAGAAGGTAAAAAGTCTTCCAGTTGAGACCCTATTTCCATATTCAATGTTTATCCCTAAAATTTTCGAAGATATGTTTTTCATAGGTAGAACTCAGTGCACAATAAATCGATAACGGGAAACAATATAAAAAGAAAAAGCAAAACTATATTGTACTCGATCCAGCACCATGATGTAAGATGTATCTTTACTATTGTTAAACGGTAACGTTACCGAGGCCCATGGTCCCGGTCCAACCTATTTTCGGATAGGGTGAACAAAATATACTTTATCGAGGTGAGATCACTCACCAGTTATGATAAATATACCATACCGATGTCTACAGGACAAGGTATGACAAAAGAACATCATTATAATTACTAGAATTTTAAATGAAAAAGCAGTAAAATTATTCGAGTCAGCAACCATCGCAAGATGGTTTTTTGAAATTGTGCGGTAGCCAATTTCTGGGGGGGAAGCCTCTTCGCACGCAGCACCCAATGCTAGTTGCACAAACGGTTCACTATGAGTAACCTCGTGGTTTGCCATAATATGTTTATACCATGAAATCTTTCATGGCATAAAGAAAATTGAATACAAATTTCGTGAACAAAAAGAGCTCACAACCCTAGAACAAGATGACCATCCAAAACAAGCATGAACATAACAATTGTCAAGAATGGCAATTTGTATCTCAAAAGAAAAACACGTCTCTGAAAAACAACGCTCGTTTAACGCCACCTATTCTAATCCAAAAGGATAGTATGGGAGATAAAAATCAACCACAAAAACAACATATACAATCAATATGTATTCCCCGGGTGGAACAGTCATTATCCAGAGACTATATTTATAGTATATTTGACAAATTAGATGTTGGGAGTATTGATACTATGACAGAAATACCACTTCGAAATGATCCAACACATAAACGAATATTAATAAGAATACGATGGAATAACAAAAACGAAACCTCTTCTAAATTACAAGAACAATTAAAAACAACAGGTTCGATTAAACTGGTCCATCACATGCCTTGGTATTGGAAAATCGTATCTACTCATCCGCAAATATAAATCGGAAATATTTATGAAGAACAGGATTCAAACGCCGTAGTTCTTCCTCTTCTACGGAAGGCGTGTGTTTCCAAAAACAAACGAAACAAAACCCCCACCCCCGTTTTCTTAAATCAGCCATTTTTATCTCTTTGGAAAAGAGTTCATCAATTTGGGAATAGGCTGACATATAGGAAAAAATATCCTCTTTCATTTTTTCTTTCATCTTATATAAAAATTCCAAGCGGTTCTGTTGGCGTAATTCATCGATAGATGAATGCATATTCACTGGTCCTACAACACCCTCTTTTTCCATACGAATATCCTCATGCACATCGACATTGTTAGACCATTTCATATTTACAATGTCAGTGGCATCTTGCTTCGTAACCCTGTGAATTCTGAGTGAGGAAGGAACGGAGGCAGTGGAACATAAGGAACTGTCAATAATACATGGATTAGAAGATGATATGGCTAGTGGTGGTGAAGCATCGAGTTTATAGTGAATAAACCGAATTTCATTTTTAATATCTTTGAATTTCAAGATCAGGTTTTTTTTATGCATTTCCATTTTTTTTATAAAGGCAAATATGTTAATGTTACAAATAATTGGAAACAGGAGTTTGATTTCATCGGGAATGAATACAATTGCGGCATTCTTCATTTCGGAAATTTTTTTCTCCACTTCCTTTATTTTTAATAGCACCAACTTGGTTTTGTCTTTTTCATGTTGTAAAAAAGATAATTTATTATTTGCGAATTCCAGAGAGGTCTCTAATTTATCAAAATGGTTTGCGCGTTGCATATAAATTTCAATATGGGACTCTAATTTTAAATAATTGATGGTGGTGATAAATAATGCAATAACAGCATTCACGGCGGATGAAAATCCTGTGCTCCATGGATTACAATCAATGAATGGACTAACAATGGTAATAAATGCGGTTAATGCCAAGGTTGGAAACATAAGGCAATTTAATTTCCATTGTGTTAACTCTTTGGCTTGGATATATAAATGTTTTTGGCCTTTCAAATATGTGGTTAAAATATCGATTTCGTTGGAGAACCGGGTTTCCAGTGTGTGTTCATAATATTTATCGATCATTTGTATTGTATCTTTATATCCAAGTTTTTTGAATGCTCCCTTTTTTTCAGTAGCATTTTCTTGGCGGTGCATAAATAGATTATATTCACGTAACATGGGATCATCGTTATAATCACTATCGGATAAATCATTGTCACTCCCATGAAAACTATTTTCCGGACTTCCGCTATTGGATATTGAAATTGGACTATTGGAGCGATAGTTTTCGTATAAAAATCGAAACCCACGCTCACCTTTATTCTCCAAGTTTTCGTTTTCGTTTTCAATGTCAATGTCAATATTGAGAGTTGGTGATGAATCGACAGTATGAATTAATATAGGATGTATTTCGTCATCCATTTGTGAATATTCAGTCGTGCTTTCCGATACATCGTCATCATCATCATCATCATCATCTACAGTTTTTCCGTTTTTTGCATTTTCCATTATTATACTATGTATAGAAAAATATATCCGGTGTTTATATATTTACAATGGATACCACAAAGGAGCCCGAGCAAGCGATAGAATCTGTGCAAGTTCAAACATCTTTAGAAGAAGTTACAGTTGTGGCAGAAACTATGGAACGTGATACCAAAAAAGTCTGTTGCATAGTGACTGATGATACGCGTAAAGTTTGTGGCTATTGCTTACGCTCGTGGTCACTTTGTTTGAATGGCTGTGGATCCGGATTAGATGGGTTATCCTTTTGCTGTTTGGGAATGAGCAAACTTGCAGTTTCTGTAAAAAATTGCCTCGAATTTGTAGATTGTGACGGACGCTAATGCCCCCCGCCAAAAAAATTGACTGTTTTTATCCGATCTTTGATTCAGATAAAAACAACAAAATGTCGATGTCCATACCAAGTGAGAATCGACTACAAAATCAGAGTATTGCGAATTATAAAAAGCAGTTCACAAAGTTTCTATTGACATCCCGGTTTACAAATAACACATGGGCAGAAAACCAACGATTTGTGCGAGACCAGCCAAATATGGGGTGCGTATATTGTTCACCATCGCCAATTTGTAAAGAAATTGCAGTCGAATCGATTCTCTTTATACTGGAAATGAATAACGAGACGAATAAAATTATGGGGGTGGGTATGGTTCGCAATCACCCCTATATTCAAATGTTTTCTGTATATTCAAACCCGAATTATAATCGATATTCGTATAAAGGTAAACACCATATTGCAAGAGAGGAGATGACAGAGGATGAGAACCAAATTTTCACAGTGTTTGACGTGCTTTGTTTCACCGGAAATTATCATATGAAACGAGGACAAGGACTTACTATGTTTCCGGTTGAAATACTAAGGCGTTGTGAAAAAGTATTGAACTTGGTGGAATATATATCACAAATGTTCAAACGAAGATTGGAACCACCTGCATCCCTATCTCAAAAATAATAATAGGAGACCGGTCAGAATAAGAATACATTTTTAATGGTAATCGAAAAAATGATTCGGGCAGTAAATATATATAGACGGTTTTTTATACAGACTATAACTATGGAAACCTCCAAAATAAAAAACCAGGAATCCGGTTCGATTTATGACATTGATAACTATACCGATTCCGAACTGTATGATATTTTAGATTTGAATCATCCCAGTGATCGAGAATTGGAAGCCAAAATTTTATTCATGATACATCGATATTCCAATATGCAAACGACATCTGGCAATGAATTGGCAACTTTTTTCGAAAATATCTATCGCAGATTTTTTGACATCGAGGAAAGCGAACCGCAGGAAAAAACAGAGGAGGAAGAGGATATACAAACGATAGAAGGTATGACAGGAAATGATGACGCGAAACCACCGCAAGACAATACGGAAACGATTGTAGGTGTTCCGAAAAACCCGAATCTTTTTACAGTGGGACAAGCATCTGCACCAGCGACCTCCGTAATTGGATACACGAAATCCTTGGAGTATACAAAGGATCAATTGAACCCGCTTTTACAGCAAACGATAAAGCGAGTGATTAGTATAGATAGTCAATATCGAGATGATAAAAAAACATTGACCACGGATTTCACGTTTAATTTATCCGACCCTTTAAAAGATGTAGTGTCATTGAAACTATATTCGATTCAGATTCCATATACATGGTATACAATTAGCACGAGTTATGGTAGCAACTTTTTTTATTTGAAAGGAAATGTACCTGGTATAGATAATGGGAACTATGATTATCAAATCGCAATTCCTGCGGGTAACTATTCGCCATCGGAATTAGTGACGGCGTTGAATGATTCTATAAAAAACACGACGACACAAAACACAGATGTCAGTTTTGGTACAACAGGACTTGCGTATAATAGTAATACTTCACTGATTACAATGTCGATCGATGTAACAAAACAATATAACGAGACCGCTTATGAACTACAATTCCCGAGTTTGGAAGTAGCCAATTATCTGGGGTTTGTATATCAAACCTACCGACCCTATATCATAAATTCGTATTCCTTCGGGTCGACGTATAATCCAAACATAACCTTTTCTTTGGACACGACAAACAACTATTTTACAGTCTATAAATATATTGGCCCGAATAAGTTTGATATCAACACATCGGTCATCGATTTGTCCTTTCAAATTAAATTGTCCTTAACAACCGGATTCGTCCGTACAAGAAATGAAATTTTCAATGATCTCAGTAACCAACTCCATGCATGCCCATATTTGGATACGACCAAATCCTATATTCAATTGGTAGATATTTCAAGTTCGACGATGAACCCACAGTTGGTGGATGCATCTTATTTTCAAATGGCATTGAAACCAAATCGATATACTACAAATAATATTACGCATTCCAAATTCGCGGTTGTGTTTCCAACTGAGACAGGATTGAATAAAACGATATGGACAAATGAGAATTCTTGTTTTCAGTTTCAAAATACAATTGCAGAAATAAACTCAATTATATCCGAAACCACACCTGCCATAACGGCGGGGCAAATCAACTTTTTGATTACAAATAGTCCATATATCTATATGCATTGTGTAAAACCAGGATTTGATGTGGTAGCCAATGACCATAGAATAGATATTTCCAATTCGGGGATAACTGGGTATACGTTAAATCAATATATAAACGCAATCAACACAGGTATTTCAAATGCGAGCACCAAGTATTTTAATAATGGGATTTATGAGATTGATGTACGTTACACAACAGCCTTTATTGATGAAGAAAATGTTTTCAATATTTCATTTGCAACAAACAAATATATATACCAAACGGATTTTTCCGCAAATTTTACAAATAGTCTGATAGGGCTATTTCCGGGGTTGTCAGCGTTATCAAATTCTTATGATTTAAACACGACGAACAATATAACATGGCGATTTTTGTTTAACCCAACGATTACCGTTACACAGGAAAAAACAACGTTGTTGACATTGAACTATAAAAATATAGGTAGCCAACCCCTTTCTTATGTTGTGACATTGGCAACGAAAAGTTATTTCCTCAATGATTTTATCACAGAAGTGAATAGTGCGTTCACAAATTTTAAAGATTCAGATGGAATAACTGTTCTTGCGGGGTCGAATGTTGCATTTGGATTTTTAACGGATGCGAACGGTAATAATATCGTTGAAGCAACATTGACGATTGTTATTAATAAAGCACTTACACAATCAGATTATAGTGTGCAATTTTTTGATCCTGACGGAAATACATTTGCTACTGGAATCAATTCATCTTGGTATAAGAATTTAAACATCGCAACAACAATGATAGATTCACCGTTTTCTTTGGACAGCACCATAAACCCTTCATCGCTTTTAATAACTACGTCCAATTTTCCTGCAATTCGTGGATTAACCGCGTTACCAACACCCAACACAATAACTATAGATAATACGAATAACATATTGAATATTATTCCATGGGAACAAGGCGTTGATGGCAGTAAGATAATTCCAGTGACCATTCCATCCGGAACAACATATATTCCATCTACATTAATTGCTGCAATAAACAACGCTATTCAGGGAACAGATATAGCGGGGTCTCTGGTTGAAATATCCACAAATAATATTGGAAAAGAATATACAAGTTTCCGACTTTTTGTAAACAAAGTGTATTCGGCAAGTGATTACCGGCTTGTATTTTATGACCCAGTTAGTTTTGTAAAGTGTTATGTAGGCACAACAAGTGTTCGGAACACGACATGGGATACAACAGTGGGGTGGATTTTAGGATTTCGTAACTATACGGAATATGATTTATCTACGTATGTGCAAGGAAAAACGGCTCAAATTATCGGAGATACTGGTATAAGCACCAATATTTTTAATTATTTCCTTCTTTGCTTGGATGATTATAACCAGAACCACTTAAATGATGGACTGGTAACAATTACATCGACGGATACAAGTATTCCCTTACCTAGTTATGCAAAAAAATCCAATTTTACATGTAACCCACAAGGGCAACTCACTTATAATTCGGATGAACTCGTGGATAATAATAAACTAACACAAGCACAAATTTATTCCATTACACAGATTGCAAATGGGCAAAATTCAACAACGTCGAATTTAACAAAATCTGTAAGCACAAAAAGTTATGGTTCGGGTCCGTTTGTAAAAGATGTGTTCGGGATTATCCCAATGAAAGTGGCAGGATTAGCGAATGGTTCTACCTATGTTGAATTTGGCGGTACGTTACAAAACCAAGAACGAATTTATTTCGGTCCAGTAAATATACACCGAATGAGTGTGAAATTAGTAAGTGATCGAGGGGATATAGTAGATTTGAATGGAGCAAACTGGTCATTTTCATTAATTTGTGAGCAACTCTATAAACAGAAGCCAAGTGCGACAAAAGAATCGAAATAAAGGTGTCTATGGGAACAAAAATAAAATCCAAAGATATGTTATAATACTACAAAACCCCTTAAAAATATGGCAATGAATTCATGGAGACAATATGGTGGAATATATGCAAATGAAAAATTTCAAAATATTGGCGTAGGAACCATAGTTGCTGACAAACTGTTATTGCGACAACAAAACATCAACCAGTCAAAAATAAATGGGTCATTGATAGTATCGGAGAATATTGATGCAAGTGGGCAAATTACAGCACAATTGGGTTTAGTATCATTGTCGGATGTATATATAAAACAAAAACTTTTTTTTGGAACTACCGTATTGGACTATGCAAATCCATATTATATAACAGGTGATTCGGTAAATGGTTACGTTGGTATAAACACATTATTACCTACCTATGCGTTAGATGTAAACAGTAATAAAACAAACATATTGGCATTGCGATCGTCCTCATCAACCACACAAAATATTCTTGCCGAAAATAGTTCAAAAAATGGCATCAGGTCATCGGCCACACCAGGTTCTGCATCGTTTGGTTTTTTTGTCGGGGAAAATGTCGAAACTGGAACCCCAAATAATACCTTATCCTCTACTGGGGATAATCTAACTGTTACAAGTAATGTATTTCAACTGAACGCGAATGTACGTATATCGAAGAATGTATGTATATCGAAAACAAATATCACCTCCTCTATATTTAATGAAAATCTCACGATTTATGATAATTCCATAAACACATATTTATATGATGTATATGGAAACGCGGCCGTAAACACAGGATCGGCTATATCATTAGTAGCATCCGACGGAAGCGCAAACACATTTATGCAGATAACTACTCCGAATAAAATTGGAGGAACGATCAATGGTGGTGCGTTTCCCGTCGATTCGACAAGAGGAATGCTTACATTGGGGGTTACAAACCCTTCCTTTATTCCAGCACAAAGTATTGTTAGTGGAAATAATAAATTATATTATCGCGCCACCGCGGGTTTTAATACATTTTCTCCAAAAACGGAAAATTATGTGATGGACATTAATGGTCCCACGCATATTGGAAATGGAGAACTGATAACGTTAGTAAACGTAAATTTTCAAGTTATTGCGATGAAGTTCTCGAAAATAAACCCCTTGGTTGGGTTTGCGGTAGGAACTCCTACTTCTCAAGTAAATAATTTTTTCACCCAATATTTTGCGAGAACCACGAATGGGGGGCAGTCATGGACAGTAGACCCCGCTGGAATACCATACACATTCTCGTTCGGTGCATTTTCTGAAATATTGAATATATTTGTATATGACAATAATAATGTGTATGTCGCATCACGAAATAACAACTATTTTTATTATTCGACAAATGGTGGTGCCATATTTAACTATGTGAATGTTACTACTATAAATAAATACAACACATTATATGCAACCAAAAACAATAATGGCAACATGGTTATTTATTTGGGAGGAACAGAAACTTCATCGACAAATTACCAGTTGTTTTATATATCCGATCCCGCGAATGCAAGCCCGTCATATAATCAGATTTCCTCTATTCAAATCAATGAAATGGATGGATTTGGAAATTATTTATACGTAGTAGGAAGCGGGATCCAAAAATATGATATAACAGGTTGTCCTACAACACCTCCCAGTGCAATCTATACGACAGCATATAATAGTTCCAATGTTTATAATTGTGTCTATGCATATTCGGCGACATATGTGGTTGCTGGTGGAAATGGGGTAATTTCATACACAAATAATGGAATGACATGGTCCAGTATATATTTACCACAATATAATATTAAAAGTGTTTATGTATATGATACTAATAATGCTGTTGCAGTTGGCGATGCTGGTGCGTTTTTATATACAATAAATGGTGCAATCACGTGGAACCCTGTTCCCACTGCAATTTTAAATGCATCCGGGATAGCGAATCAACTCCGGGGGTCCAACTGTAATTTAAGTGGCATATTTATGCCAGATTTAAATTCATTTGTAGTTTCGAATGTTCTTTCGACGTATGCAATATCCACGAATCAAGGACCGATTACAACGAATGGTAAGAGTAAAATTTTGTATGGTTTTTTTCCGGCGCTTTTTAATTCTAAAAACAACCAAGTATTGGATGTATCTGGTAATATGGGGATTACGGGAGATATTACAATAACTGGAAATGCTACCATTACAAATAAAATTACCGCATCAGGTCTACTGACCGCAAACGCAGGGCTTACTGTGGCATCAGGTCTACTGACCGCAAATGCAGGGCTTACTGTGGCATCTGGACCTACATCGTTATCTGGGACAACAACACAATCTGGAGATCTTGTTGTAACTGGCAATGTCACAGTTTATGGGATTACAACTACAGTAGGTGCAACAAAATTTGGGGTTGTGCACCAATTTGACGATTAAGCTCTTGAAGAATTACACCATTACCTCGCTCACTCATAACTACCCGCAAAGTGGGCACATAATCGCTTCGCGATTATAACCTTGTTGCCGCTACCGGCAACTTAAGCGACCGTTCCTTGCGAATGTGTAAAATGGGACATTTTACACCCTTGAAGATTATAAACCGCCTTCGGCGGTTCAGTCTTCAAGGGCAACGTTACCGATAAATGAATTAAAACGCACCCTGCGGGTGCGGATTTAAATCTTCATCGGTGTAAACCAATGACCCATTTACAGATTTTACACCATTTCGCATTTTAATGCGAAATGGTGTAAAATCTTCAAGGGTTTAATTCCTCAGTGGTCAGATTCCAGTGACAATTTGAACTCTTCATCGGCATAAACAGTGACCATGTCGCATTCAAAACCGCGAAATGGTAGAATACATACATTGAAATGGATTCATAAATATGTAGTTTACGGTAGGCAGGATTAAATTCTTCGTTGGTTTAAAAAATACACCATTATATATATACATAAGAATGACTTACGGATATGATATATCAGCGAATAGATTCAAACAATCATATTTCAAAGGATTCGTTGATATAAGCGGAGATGGAATACGAATGCGTAATGATATGTCTATAAATTTTTTTGATACAACGAATTCGTCAACGCCCAAATTTAGTATAAAATCGGAGACGATGCGTATAGTGGATTCGAATGGAAATGCCTATGATATCAGTAATAGTCAACTTTTACATATAAGTGATTTATCAAATAGCGCTCAACAACAGTTGAATGATTTACAAAGTCGCACTTTGCATATTAAAAGTGATGCGTCGGATAATGAAACCATGCTTTTATTCGATTCGACCACGCGATCCGTTGGTGTATATGCAAATATAATTCCGGCCAAGGCAAACACGTATGATTTAGGTTCGCTAACCCATCCTTTTCATTCATTGTATGTGAATCACGGCACTATCCATTTTATTGCAGAAACTGGTGTCGAATTGGCAGCCTCGATTTCTTTCAATACAGATTCAGGAAGTTTAGATTTATCTGCGGGTGGGTATACGACATCCTTGAACAATACGCGCTATATCGATGGTGTATTATCTACTCCACTTATTAGTTATGGTGGAAATGTGGGCATCGGTGTGTCCAACCCAACTGCCGCATTAGATATTTCTGGTGGTGTAATTGTGGCAGGGAAAACATTATTCAATGGCGGGGTAACCATTGCGAATGGGGATTTATCGTTGAATGGAAATGTAATCACATCGTCGATAACAACCAATTCGTTGGTCGTGAATTCTGGTGTTTTCAATTCCGGTGATTTGTCATTAAACGGACGACTTTATTCACAGGGTGATGTTTCATTGAATTCAAATTTATTTGTGAACGGAACATCGATGATAAACGGGAAACTCGACTGCTTATCGGATGTCTCTGTCATTGGTAACATATACACACAGACACAGGCAACGAATGATTCATCGACCCGTGTAGCCACGACAGAGTATGTGAAAAATCAGGCGTATGCCACCTTGTCATCTCCTATGTTTTCAGGAAACATTGTGATACCCACCGCGGCCATCAATAATAATTTATTGGTATTCGGCAATGCCATGTTTTATGGAAATACCGTTGCACTAACACAATTTACCGATGACAATTCTACGAAATTAGCAACTACTGCGTATGTGAAAAATCAAGCCTATGCCACATTGGCATCTCCCGCGTTTAGTGGCATAGCAACTATACCTACAGCGACGATTTCACAAAAGTTATCGGTTACCGGGGATGCTTCTTTCAATGGCAATGCCACATTTACTGGAAAGACGTCATCGATTACGGCACCAACATCGGATGATTCCACAACGATTGCAACAACTGCCTATGTGAAAAACCAGGGGTATGCCACCTTGGCGGGGGCAAATTTTACAGGGTCAATCTCCACAACGAATGATATTACCGTTTCTGGAAATACGAACTTACATGGTCCAGTTACCGTAACTGCGGATATGAGTTTGAATGGCAACATACTAGCACCTACCCAATCTATTACGGATAATTCCACGAAAGTGGCAACAACGGCCTATGTTCAAAATCAAGCCTATGCAACACTGGCATCTCCTGCTCTTACTGGAATACCGACTGCTCCTACTGCATCGATTGGGTCATCCACTACACAGATTGCTACGACAGAATATGTTCGTAATGAAGTGACAAGTTTCGTCAATGCTATCCCTGCTGCATTTGATGCCATTCAAAAATTATCCACTGCGTTATCGAACACGGATGCATCATTTTCAACTCAATTGGCGACGCAATTCGGCACAAAAGCCGATATCGAAAACCCAACATTTGCCGGAACAGTAACGATTCCCGATTTGGTAGTTACCAGTAGTATTATTGCCAGTGGACAAGTAACCATGAACAATGATTTGCAAGTAAATGGGGTGATCACTGCGACCACCGCAAGTCTTTCGGAGAATTCTACACAAGTTGCCACTACCGCATACGTCCAAGGACAGGCGTATGCGCCCTTGGCGGGAGCCAATTTCATAGGAGATGTTACTACGGTAGGAAATGTGGTTGCGAAAAACACGGTCTTTGCTACGGATATCGATGTGAGTGGAAATCTTATGGCGCAACATGTGTCTGTAGGAGGAGATTTTAATGTCATTGGAAATGCTTATGTTCCTACACAGAATACGAATGACAATTCGACCCTGGTCGCTACAACGGCGTATGTTAAAAATCAAGGGTATGCACAATTGGCCGGAGCAACATTTACTGGCATAGTTACCACACAATCGAATTTTGTGGCGAACGCCGATGTATCCTTGAATCAACATCTAGATGTTCAAGGGCCGGTGCGTATTCGAAACACAATTTCCGCAACTGCTGATGCATCGTTCAATACAAATATGTATGTGGGCGGAGCGATCTATGAAAATGGTGCATCATTGATCAATAAATATGCTACGTTGAATAGCCCGACGTTCACAGGAACGGTGAATGGGATTTCGAAATTGATGGTTGGCTTAGGAAATGTAGATAACACGTCAGACGCCAATAAACCCATTTCAACGGCAACACAAGATGCCTTACATGCGAAAGCCGATTTATATAACCCCACGATCCAGGGTAATTTGACGGTAACCACGAACCTTATTACACCACTTAACACAGTGGCCAATTTAATCGTTACCGACGTCGCAACATTTTCTGGTGTTCTTACGACGATTTCTGATATATCGATGGTTGGAAACGCATATGCACCGACGATGACCACTGTGGAAAATTCATCTCGCGTGGCAACAACCGCCTATGTTCAAAATCAAAATTATGCGAAACAAAGTGGTGCAACCTTTACGGGCGCGGTATCGATCCAGAACACGGCGGCTGTTGTTGGTGATACATCGTTGAATGGTAATTTGTTTGTTTCCAATAGCACGTCCTTATATGGAAACCTACAAGTATTGGCGACCACGACCTTGTCGGACACCACAATTCAAGGAAATCTAGTGGCGAATGGCCCCTCACAATTCAATGCACCCATGGTAATGATCGTGGATGTGTCTATGAACGGAAATTCATATGCACCCACCTTATCGATTACGGAAAATTCGAACCGTCTGGCAACAACTGCCTATGTCCAAAATCAAGGGTATGCTACCGTGAATTCTCCTAATTTGACGGGTATTCCAACCGCACCAACGGCACCGGCAGGTACATTAAGCACTCAACTTGCTACTACAGAATTTGTGCGCAATGAAGTATCGAATTTCGTGAATGCATTACCGAATACGTTGGATTTAATCAATAATTTATCGAATACATTATCGTCAGAATCGGCGTCGTTTGCGTCATCTCTTTCGGCGACGTTGGAATCCAAGGCGAATATTGCGAACCCAACCTTTTCTGGAAATGCAATGTTACCAACCACATTTATTATAAATACGTTGGATGTATCTGGTATCACAACTCTCCGGAACACGGTATATATCACCGGTGATTTATCGTTATCAGGAAATTTGGGCATTACCTACCATGCGAATACGATCCCATCTGCAGCGGTGATTGATTTGCCCGGAAGAAATGGTATCTTTGACAATGATATTTCCATGAATCGTCGCCTTTATGTGGGCGGGGATGTGTCTTTGAATAGTGGCCTTTATGTCGGAAAAATAGCCACGTTCCAAGGCCCTATCTATAGTATGAACGACGCCTCCTTTACCAAAAACATAACTGTGTCTGGAAACACAAGTGTTAACAAACTAGTGGCCACAAACGATGTCAGTCTCAATGCGAATTTGTTCCTTGGTGGAAAACTCTATTCCAATTCCGATATTTATGAAAACGGAAATGCATTGGCCACAACATATGCTGCAATTCAATCCCCGACATTCCAAGGAACAGCGACGTTTGCGAAACTCACGACTACAGATACGTTCACTGCAAGTGCAAATGCCATAGTTCACGGGAAGTTTTCCGTGGTAAGTGACACGAGCATGAATGGAAACATATATGTGGGTGGAAGTATTTCTGAGAACGGAACAACATTAATCACCAAATATGCAACATTGAATAGCCCGACATTTACGGGAACGGTTTCGGGTATTACAAAAACGATGGTGGGGTTATCGAACGCGGATAATACATCGGATGCGGACAAACCCGTATCCACTGCACAACAAACCGCTCTGAATCTAAAGGCTGATGTGAATTCCCCTATTTTTACGGGCATACCCATGGCTCCCACTGCAACGAACGGAACAAACACGAGCCAGATCGCAACCACATCCTTTGTGCAAGGCGAAATTAGTAATTTGATAGGTAGCGCCCCTGCCACATTGAATACCTTACAAGAACTTTCTACTGCGATAAATTCAGATGCATCGTTCGCGGCTACTGTGGCAACCAGCATTGGATTAAAGGCACCGATCCATAATCCGACATTTACTGGGATAGTAACGTTACCGACCACAGTGATTTCGCAAACATTGAATGTAGGACAAGATACATCTGTAACAGGGAATTTAACGGTGGGTGGATATGTGACCGCACAATATCCCGAAAAATCAATTCCATCCACGGCAATCGATAATATTGCAAACCAATATGGTAAATTTATGTTCCAAACACAACGTAATGATGTAGTGACCTTTGATGATGAACATTTTGAGACATCGATATCTGCCGGAAACATACCATTTATTGAAACGCTCTATGCAACCACTTCGGATTTGTCATTGAATGGAAATATTTATATCCATGGAACGGGTGTTTCGATATTTGATAGTGACATATCTTGTAACAAACAGTTATACGTAAATGGCACTATATACGAGGAAGGTCTTGCATTGGCGGCGAAATATGCTCCTTTGTCCGCACCCACATTTACAACCACAGTAACGATGCGGGATATAACAATTACACAAGATGCAAGTGTCAATGGTAATTTATTTGTTAAAAACGTGATTTATGAAAACGGCTCTGCTCTCGCATCCACGTATTCGAAAATAGTTAGTCCCACATTTACAGGAACCGTAACCATATCCAATGATCTAAGTGCGAATGCAAATGTATACGTATCGGGGGGAATTTATCAAAAAGGGGCTTCCTTGGATTCTACCTATTCGAAACTTGTAAGCCCGACATTTACGGGGGTAGTCACAGTGCCGACTCTTACAACAACTAGCGATGTCAGTATGAATACAAAATTAACGGTTGGCGGAAACACAGCACTCCAATCGATATTGGATGTATCAGGCGCGATTTTCGCACATAATAATTTGAACTTATCTGGTATTATCAATCAATACACTCTTTCTTTGGAAGATGGCAATAAAGTGAGTTTCGACACGGCATCCCAAATATCAACGTTACAGTCCCAAGTTTCCACGTTACAAAGCCAACTTGCCAATGTTATCCAAATCTTAGCCCGACATAACTTAGCATAGACTCTACGAATAAAGTAGTTTAGTCCAATTTCAAACCTAGAAAAGATAACAGGAATGTCGGAAAGGTTTTATTTTAGCACGGGACTTTCTATGGTTGAATGAAAATGGAAAGGTCTCAGAGAGAACCTTGTTCGTAAAACATTCCAAACAAGCGGTTTTGTGATGTTTTTATACAGGTTCTCTTGAACCTTAAAAAAATAGTGCATAGAAATAATATCCAGAATATATAGATAATATAAAAATGAGTAGCGGATGGTTAGAAGTCGCACATGCGAATCGCTATAATCAAATGTATATAAAAGGGTTTTTAGATATAAGTGGCGGGTTAACCGTAAGAAACCATAATTTTTTACTCAAAGGTGGCGATGCGTCGATGAGTGGAAATCTATATGTGGCAAACACTGCAGTGTTACAACAAGCCATTTGCATTGGTGATTTATCCATCAATGGGAACATATTCGCAAAATTCCTTCCGAATACGATAAGCCCCAATGCAATTATAGGTGGAATCCCATCCACAACAGGTATATTTGATATGGATGTATCTTTAAATCGCGAATTATTTGTGCAAAATAATGCAACAGTAAATGGGAATATATCCGTGGGCGGGAAATCCCTATTTAAGAACGATGTTTCATTAAACGGTAACGTATATGTAGATAAACTCTATGTGAATGGTGTTGCGCTGTCCAACAATTACGCACAAATATCTGGGGCAACTTTCACGGGGCCCGTAACCATACCGAGTGCGATGATTCAAACTTTAAAAATATCAGGTGACATATCTGCCAATGGAAATGTGTTCGCAAATGGTTCTCTTTATGAAAACGGTAACGTGTTATCGAATACCTATGCCAAATTGGTAAGCCCGGTGTTTACAGGAATACCCACGGCGCCGACCCCGGATTTGTCATCATCAAATACCCAAATCGCAACGACTGCGTTTGTGCAGACACAATTAACAGGATATGTGACAAAACAGTCGGCTGCGTTTTTGGCATCGATGACAACGCCCAATATTACAGTGACAAGCGATGCCTCGTTTGGTGGAAGAATATTTGTGTCAGGTGATTCCTCCTTGGAGGGAAATTTGTATGTGGGAGAAGAAATCTTGGTGGATGGAAATGCGGTAGTCCAAGGTGGACTTTTGGTACAAAAGGATCTCTCATTAAATGGGAATTTGTCGGTGCAAGGGAATACATCGTTGAATTATACATTGACCGTGCAGGATGACGTATCATTCAATGGAAGTTTATCTGTAGCAGGAGACGTATCGTTCAATAGTGGATTATATGTAGAGGGGTATACGGCTATCAACAATCATTTGGATATTGGGGGCTCAATCATCGCTCAAAATAATGTGAATGTTTATGGTATTATTAATCAGTATTCCACTATATTAGCAGATGGAACAGTGCAAAATTCTGTGGAACTTGCGAATCAAACCACTGGATTTGGTGGTTTCACAAATGGTGTGTTTGATGCCGACATCTCGGCGAATAAAGGGTTATCGGTGCAAAATGCAACGGTGTTACATGGTGGATTATCGGTTTCTGGAAACTCGATCTTTTATAACGATATTTCAGCAAATGGAAATGTGTTCTCGAATAATTTATATGCAAACACACTTTATGAAAATGGTCTATTGTTGGTAAACAAATACGCACCAATTTCGAATGCGGTGTTTACAGGAACAACTACAATTCCATCCGCAAATATTGAGTCGTTAAAAGTATCAGGAGATATCTCGGCCAATGGAAATGTATTTGCCGGAACTTCAATCTATGAAGCAGGAACGGCACTTTCGAATAAATATGCGATGTTGGCCAGCCCCACATTTACTGGAACTCCTACCGCACCGACCCCCGTATCCACCTCTTCCAATACACAGATTGCAACAACCTTTTTTGTAAAATCGGCATTGGCGGGGTATGTCACGTTATCTTCACCTAGTTTCATAGGATCTATCAAAACACCTTATTTATATGCCACCAATGACACATCGTTAAATACAAGACTCTATGTAGGCGGAGATGCATCTATGAATGGTAATTTACGTTTGGGGAAAGCATTGGTTGTGAATGGAGACGCATCCATGAATAGTCGACTTTTTGTAAGGGGAGATGTTTCGATGAATGGAAATGCAATGATTACGAGAGCATTGGTTGTTGGTGGAAACACAACAGT